TTTCGACAGAAGTTCACATATCTTTTCAATGTCGTGAACATATGTCGCCCATATTATGACCTTGCCACTGATTTCTTCACAGATGTTCAACAATTCTTGAAGTCTCGTGGATGGAACCTCAGAGATGTCGCCGTCATCGTTTTTGATAAATCCGCAGCAAATCTGTTGCAGGCGCATGATTTGAGTCAGGACATTGTTTGTCGTGGAAAGAGTGCCGTCAGCAAGTTGCGCCAAGGCAAGTTTGCTCATTTGTTGGTACAGAGTTTTTTGTTCTTTTGTAAGTTCTACCTCGCGCCGGATATAAACCTTTTCCGGAAGATCAAGGCAGTCCTTTTTGAGAACGCGAGTGCTAAACGAATCAAGCTTCTGGTTAAGCTCGTCAAGACGTTGAAACCCGACAATCTGTTGGAAAGACCTATGTCCCATCGTCCGCTTCTGCACAACCGCGTAGCGACCTTGAAAAGCATAGTAGCTCTTAAAGTTCAAAAGCTCTGCGCCAAGAAACTCGCACTGCGAATACAAGTCCATCGGAGACTTTGTAACCGGAGAACCCGTAAGTAAGCGGCGAAACTTAAAATATTCACCGCAAGCCACGACACTCTTGGTTCTGTTGGCTTTACGGTTTTTGATAGACGTCGATTCGTCTATCACCATGATACCTTTTTCGCCAAACTTGTGCCCAAACCAAATCGCGGTCTGTGAACCCTTCTCCGAAGATAGAGCCTCTACGTTCATCACAAAGATCTTTAAACCTTTGTGTTTGAGTAAAGCCTCGAACTCTTCTTTGAATGTTTTGGTGATGTTTGGTTGCCAACACAGAACCTTTGCGTCAAGGCCATCGGGCATGTGAATAGGTATTTCTTTCTTTGCCCAATTGTGAAAGACGCCTTTTGGCGCAACGATCAACGCCGTGTCTATCTGCTTGTCTAGGTATAAAGCTGCAATGGTATCAACAACAATCTTCGACTTGCCTGTACCCATTTCCATGAAAAGGGCGAACTTTTCTTTAGACCATGAATCACGGAACACGGACCTCTGATGGTCGTAAGGTCTGTTTTAAATTGATAATTGTCGATTTCAAACATTGTTTCTTTTCTCCTTGACTATACGAATATATGACATTATATAGGATACATCAAGAGCTTAAATAAGCTCTCAACGACGATAGGAGAAAAAATATGAGTGATCTTTCATCTCTCATGGAAGCAGACACTAAAGAAAAAGTGGCTTCCCCTTTAGGCAACTTTGATGATTCAAACTTACAAGGTGTTGCAAAGCTTGCCCAACAAATCGCTGCCCAAGAAGAAACGGTAGCAACTCTCGAAGCAAACCTCAAGAAGGCAAAGAAAGAACTTTATCGTTTGAGCGATGAAGAGCTTCCAAGCTTGCTTGCGGAAATGGGTGTTTCCTCGTTCAAGCTGGCTGACGGATCCAGTGTCAACATCAAAAAGACATATGGCGCGTCAATTCCGGTGGAAAACAGAGAGGAGGCATACCAATGGTTACGGGATCACGGATATGGCGATATGGTGAAGAATATCGTGTCGGTCAATTTCGGTATGGGCGAGGACGACAAGGCCCGCGAGATCAAAGAACAATTGGAGCGAAGTGGGTTAAGCCCCGACCAAGCCGAAAGCGTTCACCCGTCAACTTTACGGGCGTGGGTCAAAGAGCAAACGGAAGACGGCAAAGCCTTCCCAATGGAACTATTTGGTGCCTACATCGGGCAACGAGCCATCATCAAAGGAGCAAAGTAATGGCTGAAGCAAAGAAAAATCAGGTTGCGACCAAAGAAGAGAATACTGCGGTTGCAGCTTTTGACGCATCAATGTTCGAGGCGGATGCCCAAATCGGACTTGGTAACATCTCTCAAGAAGACTTGGCTCTGCCATTTCTGAAAATTGTTTCTGGTCTGGATAGCATCTTGGACGAGCGTGACGATGTCCGCAAAGGCGACATCCTCAACACCGTTACAGGTGAGGTCTACAAGGGCAAAGATGGTATCCGCGTGGTGCCTTGTGCTTATCAGCGCAAGTTCATTCAGTGGCCCCCGCGGGGTCAAGGTCTGGGCGCACCAACCGCGATCTATGATCCGACAGACTCAATGCCTGAAACAAAGCGTGATGAAAACGACAACAAAGAGTACCTGACAGACGGCTCTGGTGAGTACATCGAACAGACCGCTCAGTGGTATGTCAAAGTCATCGGTGAAGATGGAGCGGCAACAAACGCATTGATTGCCATGAAATCCACGCAGTTGAAAAAGTCACGCAAGTGGATGAGCATGATCATGTCTCGCCAAATGAACGGTGCTAATGGACCATTCACCCCGCCAATGTTCTCGCATGTTTATCTTTTGAAAAGCGTTTCTGAAGAAAACAGCAAGGGTAGCTGGCACGGTTGGGAGATGAGTGTTGACGCTCCGGTTGCGGATGCGGGCCTGTATCACTCAGCTAAAGCTTTCAATCAGTCGATTGAAAAAGGCGAGGTGAACGTGAAGCATCAGCAAGAAAGCGCTGAAGGCGCATCACGGACCGCGGCTCCCGCTCAGAAAAATGAAAACCTAGACGACGATATTCCGTTTTAGTTTTCTTGGGGTCCCGTCCAACGGGGCCCCGTTCTTTTGAGGGTTTAAGATGTCCGCAGAAAAATTTTCAGAGATTTTCTCTGGTCTTGAGGTTGCCTACGGCACCTATGAAATCCAGAGACAACAGTCTAATGGCAAGCAGGCTGGGCAGGCCAGTGTCATTAAGCAACCGCGCACGACTGAAACTTGGGAGGGCCACCTGTCTGGTAAAGGCCCCGCGATTGGTATCATTCCCATCAATGAAAACAACATGTGCAAATGGGGTTGCATTGATGTCGATCAGTATTCCGGTTTCAATCACAAAGAACTAATCGACAAGATCAGAGAGATGAAACTGCCTCTGGTTGTATGTCGCTCTAAATCGGGGGGAGCGCATGTTTTTATGTTTATTTCAGATTGGCTTGACGCAAAGGCTCTTCAGGATACCCTTTCGTCCATTTCGGCGGCGTTGGGTTATTCTGGAAGTGAAATTTTCCCGAAGCAAATCCGGCTACACCTTGACCGGGGAGATGTCGGAAACTTTCTCAATCTTCCCTACTATAACCATGAGGAGAGCCTGCGTTATGCGTTCAATGATGATGGAAGCGCGGCAACCCTTGAGGAGTTCATAGGGCTTTACGAAACACATAAGCAAACGCCAGAGCAAGTTCTGGCCCTGACGATTGAGAAGCAGGATTCTACGCCGATCAAAGACGGGCCTCCGTGCTTACAGTATCTTTGTTCGCAGGGGTTTCCGGAAGGAACCCGCAACAACGGCCTGTTTAACATAGGTGTGTATTTGCGTAAGGCGTTCCCTGACAGTTGGGAAGATGAGCTTATGAAATACAACATGAATCATTTCACGCCGCCACTGCCGCTGTCTGAAGTGAACATCATTGCAAAGCAATTGAACCGCAAAGATTATGCGTTCAAGTGTAATGATGCACCTATCAATGATCACTGTGACAAGGACAAGTGCCTGACACGCCGCTACGGTGTGGGCAACGTAGGTCAAGCAGCTACAGTGGCAAACTTGCGTAAGTACAATTCAAAGCCACCTATCTGGTTTATGGACGTCAATGGCGAACCGCTTGAACTAGATACGGAGGGCTTACAGAGCCAGACGAATTTTCAACGTGCTTGTATTGAGCAGTTGAACGTAATGCCGCCCACAGTGAGTAAACCTATTTGGGAAAATCGGGTTGCGGCTCTACTCCGTGACATGACGGAAACCGAAGGGGGTGTTATGGAGGCGAGTGCAGACTCATCTGTGGACGGCGCTTTCTATGAGTTTCTCGAAGATTTCTGCCGCAATATGCAGACCGCGTCAGATAAGGAAGAGATACTCTTGCGCCGACCTTGGACAGATGAAGAGGACCAGCTTACATATTTCCGTCTGAAAGACTTTGAAAGCTACCTCAAGCGGCAACGGTTCTTTGAGTTCAAGACACACAAGATTGCACAACGCCTGCGAGATATGGGCGGTGAATCTGTGACCCTGCGGATCAAAAACCGTGTGGTCCGCGTCTGGTCAATCCCCGCGTTTGAGATGCCTATTTCAGACATCAAGACGCCGCAGTTTGGCCCTAACGAAGAGGACATCCCCTTCTAATGTTCACGATCTACGGACCGCCCGGAACAGGTAAGACAACCACGCTTTTGAATATGGTGGAGAAGGCTCTCGAAGCAGGCACTCCGGCAAGCCGTATTGCGTTCCTTGCCTTCACCCGTAAAGCTGCGAGGGAGGCACGGGAGCGGGCGGCTCGTAGGTTCAACCTAGACATATCAAACGACCTTGGTTCATTCAAAACATTGCATAGCTTTTGCTATCACTTGTCCGACATTAACCAAGAACAGTTGATGGGCTCAGACCATTTAGCAGAGTTCAGTTTTCAGGTTGGCTTCAACCTATCAAGCAAAGCTTCGGACGATGATGACGACATTGGAAGCAATTCCCGCGACAATCCAATTATGCAAATCATCCAGCTTTCGCGGTTGAAGAAGGAACCGATAGAAAAAACATACAAGCAAAGCACGATTGACGAGCCACTGTCCACGGTCCGGTATATTGACGATGCTTACAGAGCATACAAAACGGCTCACCGGATCTATGATTACACCGACATCCTAGAATGGTTTGCTGAAAACGGTGGACGTGTCTGCCCAAGCTACGACCTTGTCTTTCTAGATGAGGCACAAGACCTTTCGCCGCTGCAATGGGAAATCGCACACATTCTTGATGAAAACGCAGGCCGCATGTACGCCGCGGGGGATGACGACCAAGCTATCTACCGTTGGGCAGGCGCAGACGTGGAGCATTTTCTTGGGGTTGAACAAGGCTCAGAGGTTCTTTCTCAATCCTACCGGATACCACAAAGCGTCTACAAAGTAGCTTCTAGAATTGTCTCACGGATTAAAACACGCCGACCCAAAGAATATAGCCCCAAGGCTATACCCGGAAAGGTGGAGATGGTCTTCAGCCCTAACATGAATAAGTTTGCTGAAGATGATTGGCTGGTGATGGCACAATGTAACTACATGCTCAACGACATCTGTGAATCGTTGCGGCAACACGGCTACTATTTTGAGAACAGAGGCCACCGAAGCATTAGTGACAAGCTTGCCTCCGCAATCACCGCGTGGAAAGCATTGGTGAGCGGAGCAGAGATCGAAGCCGCATCAGCGCGGGACATGTATTACTACATGAAATCCGGCACCCGTATTAAACGCGGCTTTAAAGCCCTATCAGGTGTCGATGTGAAAGACACCTTCAGTTTAGAATCATTACAAACTAACTTTGGCCTTCTTGCCACCGCAGACATGTCGTGGAGTGAAGCGCTGGATAAAGTTCCAGAAGACATGAAAACATATGTGGAAGCCATCCTGCGTAAAGGAGAGAACCTGAACCGCGAACCACGGATCAAAGTGTCCACGATCCACGGCTCTAAGGGCGGCGAAGCTACGAATGTTGTGCTTTACACAGATATTTCCTATGCTTCGGACCAAGCGGTATCTTCAAACACGCTGGAGGGGCAGAAAATGATGGACGACTTGCACCGACTTTTCTATGTCGGCGTCACGCGGTCAAAAGAAAATCTCTACATTGTTTCACCAATGGACGGCTTGAGGAGCTACACCATATGACACGCCATGAGGATTACATGAAAAAGAAAGCAACCGATTTGCTGGATATGGTCAACCATCCCCCGCACTACACAACAGGTTCTGTGGAATGCTTGGACGCGATTAAGTCTGCTTTGGGTGATGGGTATGTTCATTACTGCCAAGGCGTAATTTTAAAATATGTCTGGAGATTTGAGCGCAAGGGAAAGCCCTTGGAGGATTTGGGTAAAGCAGAGTTCTATTTAAAAGAACTACAAAAATTCATCGAAGATAAGTTGGAGGAAGACGAATGAAGCCTCAAGGCTTACAGCTAGTCATGTTCAATCCAGAAACAGATTGGGTTCCACCTTCTGAGTTGCCCGACATTACAGATCGCTCAGAGATTGCAATCGACTTAGAAACCCGTGATCCAAACATTAAGACCCTTGGCCCCGGCTGGCCCCGCGGTGACGGGGAAGTGGTGGGTTACGCCATTGCCGTTGACGGATGGAGCGGCTATTTACCCGTGGGGCACCAAGGCGGCGGAAACTTGGACAAGCGTATCGTCCATAATTGGATGAAAAAAGTATTGGCTTGCCCTGCCGATAAAATAATGCACAACGCACAATACGATCTGGGCTGGCTCAAAGCAGAGGGGTTTGAGGTAAATGGAAACATTGTGGATACTATGGTGGTTGCCGCGCTGCTGGACGAGAACCGATTCAGCTTCAGCCTAAACTCTGTCTGCTACGACCACCTTAACAAAACGAAATCAGAAAAAGGGCTGGTAGAAGCCGCTAAATCATTTGGCCTCGACCCCAAGGCGGACATGTGGAAGATGCCCGCTATGTTTGTGGGCGAATACGCTACCGCGGACGCGGAACTTACATTAGAGCTTTGGAAATATTTTAAAGTACAGATACAAAAAGAAGGCTTAACCACAGTATTTGAATTGGAACGGGACCTTCTACCCTGCCTCGTTGATATGACCCTGCGCGGTATCCGCGTAGACCTTGACGGAATTGAACGCGCATCACAGTTCATGCTGAAAGAAGAAAAGGCCGCTCTCAAAAACATCAAAAGCCTGACAGGATTTGACGTGGAGATATGGGCGGCAAAGTCCATTGCCGATGCTTTTGACAAGCTTGGCATTCCCTACCCAAAGACAGAAAAGGGTGCGCCGTCTTTCACCAAAAGCTTTTTGACCACGCACGACCACGAGCTTGCCAAGAGCATATTGCAAGCACGGGAGTATAATAAAAGTAAGAACACGTTTATGGACGGCTTGCTAAAGCATGTGGGCAAGGACGGAAGAATCCACGGGCACATTAATCAGATCAGGTCAGACGATGGGGGCACCGTAAGCGGGCGC